TAAGCATCGTCAAGTGCGTCACCATTGGTCTTATCAATGTCGGTTGCAACTCCGTTTACGAAGCGTGCTGCCGAAATCAATCCAGCGCCAGGCTGATGAGCACCAGTCTGGATGTGCGCAAGAGCACGCTTTGCTGCTGCGTAACCAACTGGTGGAATCAAGCGATTAATTCCATTTGTTGATGTTGGGATATAGACCCATGGGTAAAAGTAGGCGACATGCTCGCTATTTGCATCTGCTGCGGAAAGGTTGAATCCAGCAGTTTTTGTTTCTGCGATGGTGTCATCAAATGCACCGAACAAGTAAGCAAGGCGGCTGTAGGTGTTTGCATGAGTTGCAAGACCAGTCTGGATTGTCGTGTGGCTTGACTCTGGGCAAACAACAACGCCAGTTCCATAAGAATCTAGGAAGTTGTTCAACGCTGTTACATAGTCGGCAACAACAATCGCTGAACGGTCGTCGTCGCCCGCGCTGAGCGCCGTTGCTGCTGAGACTTCTGGCTGCGGTGAACCAGTTGCTTGCAGGTCTTCGGCGGTAACGATTGCTGATGCTGCAGTGCTGCTGTTAATGCGACCTACAGCCTGCGTGACACTGGAGCAGTTGCCCGTGCTGTACACCAAGTTGCCGTTTTTGCGAATAAGAATGATGAATGTTCCCGCTGCGGTTCCAGCAGTAACCTGAACAGTCACATTGCTGCTCCATGCGCCAGCGCCATTTGCGGTAATCGTGATTACATCTTCTCCACCAACACCACCTTCGGCGAGGGTGATTGAACCAGTCGTCGGTTCAGGTCCAACTACGCGAGAAATGTACGCGCGTGTGCCGCCTTCTTCAAAGAAGGTCTGGATGGTTGGATGAAGATAAGCATACGAGACATAGCCTCCGTACACTGCTTCAAATTCTGCGAGGCTCGTTACGAGCGTCGCTTCGCCCGAAGGGCCACTCTCTGCCAAGCCGACAGCGAACATCTGTGATGTTTCAACCGATGCTGGTGCTGATGGACCTTGTCTTACTGCTGTTGTGATGTTTACGCCTGGCATGACACCTTCCTAAATTCCTCGCGGGAGATAACGCCGTGTTATTTCTCCCATTGTACAGACTATTGCTGACTAGTCGGTGCAACTGTCTCTTGAACTTCCTGAACTTCCTCAACTTGTGGAACTACTGGAACTTCTTGTTCAACTACTGGTGCACTTACTGTTTCTTTTTCTTTTGGTTTTGACTTTGAAACACTTGCAGTCACCTCGCGGATAACTACAAGTGCCCCAGACTTAATTCCTTCTTCGCAAATTTTGCAATTCAAATCAACTGCAGCAATCCCACGAGGGTGAATTTGTCGTCCATTCTCGTCAACGGTGAATGGTCCAGCAGTTACATTTTTTACAATCTTGCTTGGCTTATCAAAACTTTTTTGTTGTTCAGCAGTGTCAAGCAACACGAATAAATGCGTCATTTTTTACATCCAATCATTAAAACCAGTAGCCAATTGTACCCAATAAATCCACTACCGAAGTCAACTAGGCCATTCAGCGGTTGGGAGCGATGTGTCACTAAGTTTTTGATTCAGAACATCAATTTGCAGTTCTGATAATTCGGCAATATCTTGACGAGTCACGACCTCGTTAATGCTCAGTGTGTAGCCAAGATAGGAGCCAGACATGACTCTGTCGCCTTTTAATAGCGTCGTATCGGAAAACTCTTCGCGCAATGAGCCTTCGTCAATCATTACCTGAAATGATTGTCGTGGGTCCGTTGCCTGAAGGCATGGGTAGTCAAGCAGGGCTGAGCGAACAACGGTGGTAAGCCTGTCCCTGGCGATTGTTGCTTCTTCTGAGCCAAGCGCCCTGCACCAGATGTATGTGCGCATCACATAATCAACGCGGTACAGGGGGTCTGGTCCGTCGTAGGCGATTCTCTCAAACCCAGATGTATTGATTGCCACGGTGATAATTGTTGGCCAGTCATCAAGCGCCAATGGCTCGTATGTTAGATACTTCGCTGGAGACGGAAGTTCGGTGTCACTTATGTTCCAGCCGTTGCGGTACCTAACAACCCGTTGCGGTATATCTAATTGTAGATAATTAGAAACATACTGTTTTGCAAATTGAGCACCATGCATTAACGGATTATCAAAAAGCGCCATATCAGACAGCCCTTCCGCCTATGGTTCCGTTTGCCACGAAGTCAGCAGCCATATCGGCAATGTCCTTCGCCCATAGTTCTGGAGCAAAAAGTATTTGCCGTTTCGGCATCTTGGTGGTTCCGTATTGATGGAACTTCGCATACTCAACTCCCTCAACCGAATAAGTAGCCCATGTGTCATGAGCATCAATCTCAGGTCCAACAACAGCAACTGAATTAAAAAGTCTTCCAGTCCTAATCATTGGTGGAGCGCCTGGGAATCTCGTTGCTTTCCATGCTGCATATTTTGGAGACAGTGGACTCCAGCCGCCAACTTCAAGACCGTTTGACAAATAGTTGCTTTTTGTATATTTTCGTAAAGCAAGTCCTGCTTTTTCAAACACTGGTTTTAGGTTACGCGCTCTTTGGCGCATGTCCCTTAGTTCTTCTTCTGTTCCCTCAAGTCCAGATTCGTCAACATCAAGGCGTAAATCAAAATTGCGCATTAGGCAATCCTATTTCGTCTATACCGTTTCACCATCATTAGTTCTTTTTCCAAGAACCCAGTTTCAGCAACAGCGACACCACGAGGGTTGAGGTCTTTAACACCGACGACATCGTCGTGCATGTTTTGCATTTCTCTTGTTGCAGCGCGAAGAATCATCAACTTAAACATCTTGATATTCTCGCCATCAAGACCAGCGGTATATGTAATGGTTACGCGGTCATTTGCGTATCCACGATAAAAATCAATCCCATAGCGACGAACCGTATAGTCTGAACCTCGTGCATCTGCTGTTCCATTTTGAATATATGTACCAGCAGTTAGTCCGCTTTGGGTGACTGTAAATGTTGTTGGTGTAACCGCAGTAATCACTTTGAGGTCAAGATTCAAGGCGGCATACGCCATGCCCTGAATGTCAACTGTCTGTCCGACGGTGAAGTCGTTAGCGGATGTATAAACAACGGTTGTACCAGTAACAACAGCACGAGTGATTGTTGATGTTCGCTTTATTGCTTCGCCAAGAAGCAGCCCGTCCGTTGAAAGATTTCCAACAATAACGCTCTTAACTGAAACAACTGGGGAATTTCTTAAATAGATTGTTGGCGGTGGGGTGCTGTAAGTAAGAATCCCATTTGGATTAATGTCCGTTTGCTGATAACCCTCGTTATAAAAGGTTGAACCAATTGGCAAGCCAATGTGGTCTGATTCAAGAACATGGACTTCGTCAACAAACTCAACTGGTTCAATCGGACGACGCAGATAGGACTCAAGTTCGCTTTGGAGCCCACCAAGTATTAAATCGGCAGCGTCTTCCTGTCGCAGGGACAGAGAGATATCCATGTATGTCTTAAGTTCAGCAACTGATACAAGCATTTAAAAACCCCCATCCACAAGGTCTGGAGAAGTGGGGATAATTATCCCCGATTGCGCCGAGCGCGCAACCTATCTCGGAGTCGTCGGGCAGCGCGTGCTGCTGCTGATTCGCTCAAAATCTGAGCAGCAGTTGCAGTACGGGCGCGACCAGTCCGTCGGCGGCCCACGGTTTCTCCAGCAAGGTTGATGAGTCGGCGAGCGGTACCAGCACGACCTTCGTCGCGACCTTCGTTCTCGTCACCACCAATTTCTGTATCCAGATAGCAAATCATTGCAACTCCTCAAAAAAGCGATACCAGATTGTAGCACTTTTGGAGAGTTTTGAATTTTACCTATCCGAATTTGGAGGAGACTCAATATTGGGTGAGTCAACAGTTCCAGCGGGAGCCTCAATTGGAACCCAAGCCCTGGAGTACTTGTGTTCAGCAATTTTTTTCCGTTTGAGGATTGTTCCGTCCATGAGAATCTCAAGTTCGTCATATTTCATTGACAGCATCCTGTCAAAGTCTTGTTCCTCGTAGGCTCCAGATGCAATCAACTCTCTAACGATGTCGGAAACTTTATGTGCGACAAGGGAGCCTCTGCCACGATTCAGGCGCATGTGCATCGCCCTGGCTTCAAGTGAATCGCAATCAACATATCTGACTGGAACAAGCCCATCAAACTTTTTGCTCATGTGCTTGTTCTCTTTGACCAGCATCCATCTGTGGTACCCGTCAATAATCGTATTCGTTGATTTTTGCACGATGATTGGTGACATGAACCCGTAGTCCGCAAGAGAACCAGACAAGACCAAAAGGTCTGGCCTAAGCACATGCGTGGCGTGCCAAGTTGGTTTGTTGAGCACCGATACATCTACCAATTCAATTTCCATAAAATTCCTCACCCTTATCTGTTTTTAATTTCCGTCAATATCTTGACCATCGTCGCCAAGTTCCAATTCACGCATTGTGTGAACTTTTGTTTTTGGTCCTATCGGGCTTGCTGCGACCGAAGCACCAAGCGAGCCCATCAACATTGTTCTAATTAATTGATAAATCGTGTACGACTTTGGGTCCGCAAGATGCTTTCTCCTGAACTCGGCAACATAGGATTTTGCACGGCGTTTTTTGTGGTCGCCAATCATGTAGTCGTCAATGAAGTAACTCGCTCCATCAAAGCCAAGTTTTGCATACCTGTTTACAATTAAATCTATGTCTACCGAAGACCAGTAAAGTCGTTGGGCATCAATGTACGGGAATACCTCAACAAGCCTGTCATAGAACTCTGGCTCTGTTGCAACAACATCACCGATACGGCGGATGGCAACTGAGTGCAGTGGAATACCAACGCGACTAGTGCTATCAGTTATCGCCGCAACATCGTAGTATGAGCAATACTCCGCATTATGTTCTTCAGAAATGAACTTAAACACATCGTTTGTTTGCCAGTCGTAAATTACTTTTGCAAACTTTAGCGGTATCCCTTTTTTGTTTTTATAAGGGGTGACGATGTAGTTTTCGTGCAACTTCTGCACCAGAGAGCGATAACGAATCATTGACTCGTTTGCCCTAACTCCAGTAATAAAAGCAACGCTTCCCTGCTTGCCCTGCATCGTGTAGTAGTCAACGGATTCTGGCAATGGCTTTGAAGCATCTAGCCCAAAATGTTCAGCCCTGATTGCCCATGATGGCATTGGCCTGATGAGCCGTCCTTCTCGTTCGCGTTTTTGACTCCACAAAATTGCTGACTGGCGCCGTCCCAAAACCCAAATTTCTGTTCCGTAAGGGAGGCAATACCACTCCATGTCAACCCAGTCGTAGTTCCTGACGCGCTCAATATATTCAACCGTTCTCGGGCTAACCATTTCTTCGTCACGGAAAATAACTTTTACTGGACCAAGACCGCGCTCTTCATGTACTTCTTTTGCAAGATAAAGAACGGCTGTTGAATCTTTACCACCAGAAAACTGAACACACACAGTGTCAAAGGTGTCGTAGACATGGCGAATGCGGGCACGCGCTGCTTCAACGCAGTCCATGTCAAGGAACAGTCGTTGGCGTGTCACTAGACCTCGCAGTGTTCGTCAATGAAATTCATTAAACGCTCAGCAGTTGTATTCCCATCAATTGATGGATTACTACGCAACCAACGCACAAAGTTGTACCAGCGACTCTGTTGTTCTGGTGTGTCAAACACAATCGTGTACTGAACAATCGCCTGTGGAGCAGCATTCGGCATAGCAGCAGCAGCGCCTTTAATTGCGATTTCTTTTTGGTCGTGATTTGGATTAGCAACTATTTTTGAATCTTCATTTTCATTAACCTCAACCAGTGAGCGCAATTCTTCTTTGTACTCCTCCTGCTGCTGGGTGGTAAGTGGATTCACAATTGTTGGCGCAATATAAGCACCACCAGTTGCATTTTCAACTTCGCGAATTGTTGCTCGCTCATCAATCGCAGCAATTTCAAATTCGTCCCAACCAAGGTTGTCCCACAGCGTGATGTAGTCATCAGAGACAGTGGAGAGCAAGTTATTTAACAAGTCGTCATCCGTGTAGCCAAGTTCCATCGTTCTGTTGTCCGCAAGGGCGTAAGCAATTGCGCGCTTATCATCACCCTCAAGGAAGATGCAGGCAATCTTGTCCCAGCCCAAACGCTTTGCTGCCTGTAGTTGATGGTTACCAGCAATAACTGTCATTGTTCCATCATCGTTTTTGCGAGCAACAATTGGCTTGACTTGACCAAACTCTTCGTACGAAGCCGCGATTGCATCAATGTCGCCTTTGCGCGGGTTCCCCTCAAGTTGTTCAAGGCTATTAATGTCAACGGCCAGGGATTTAAGAGATTCGTGAATTCCGTTTTTCATACCTGTACTCTCACATTTGCGTTAAGTGTTCGCAGTGAGTCCATTGAAGTTCTCACTGATAGGAGTTTTTCTCGCTTTGCTTTTACGAGTGCTTCTGCAATTTTGTAGTCATAATCAAAATCGCTCATCTTGTAGTCCGCCCACGCTTCCCGCTCTTTGATTGAGCCCTTGGCGGCAAGATATTCCTTCGCCCAATTCGCGTTATACAAGGCTTCTTTTTTGGCGGCGTCTTCGGCAAGTTTTTCAAACGCTTCAGTCTCTTCCTCAAGCATGTCCATAAACCTAAGAAGTTCGTTTTCAATTTCTATTTGACTGATGGGTCCACTTCTAGCCATGTTAATTACCCTTTTCTAGTGCACTGAATAGTGGCTCCCAATCTATCTTGGTTAATGCCGAAAGTTGCTCATCGGACCATTTGTATGGAGATTCTCCAAGCCTTGCTAAAACCATTTGCTCAAGAACCCATGCGTCACACACATCGTCAGCCGAAGGGCCAGTGAAGTTTATTCCTGATATTGCAAAAACAGAAAACAGGACTTCCTTTTTCCCAGCATTGCCCTTGCCAGTTGCGAACTTTGCACGGCATGTCGGGGGGACATCAATAATCGGAAATCCATGCTTGACCAGAACAGACTTCACAACTCCACCCAGTTCCCCAATTGAGTGGGCTCGGCTGAATTTTGAGCCAAATGAATACCCCTCCACCAGAATCGCCGTGGGTCTAGAAGATGATGCAATTTCTAATATTTTTTCTGAAATCTCAATTAAGCGCGCTGTTCCTCTTTGCTTTGACGCAATTGCCATGTACTCTCCGCCAATGCACACGCCAGTAGATGTAAGGGACAGGTCAATTCCCATGAATCTTAAATCGCTCATATGGACAGACTACTACGCAAACCCAATAAATACGGGCAAAAAATAATAGACGCAAGGACAGGGTAAGTTTCCCTACCCTGCCCTTGCGCCTATAACGGTCCTAAGGATTACAAGTTTATACCCAATTCAAATCCAGCAATGAAGATTAATTGAGATATGAAAAATATATCTGTAGTAACATGTCTATCTAATTATCACGGAGGCAATCATGTCTGGAATTACACCCCCATCAGTCATTAACTATGAATGGACTGTCAGAACTGACGACCCTTCATTCTTGAATGTGTCTTTTCCGTTTCGGGTGAAGATTGAATCAATCTGGTTCACCACTCAACAGAATTATGGCGCAACCAGCGGTCTTTGGGGCACCACCGATGGTGGAACTGTAGATATTGAGACAACCGAAAGACAACTGTCTTTGTGTGTGGTAAAGAGCAAGAACTCTAAGACACAGTATTCGCAGTATGACAACCCAACAGATTTCATGAATGTTTTTGAAAATATTGTATGGGGCGAAAGTATTGACGAAACCCTGAAACCGACAATGTGGCTAGGAAATCCAGACCTTGCTGCTGGAAAAATTGGCGCATTTGCCGCATCAAGTGCAGTAGTGGGAAGCCAATTGAGCCTTCGCAGCACCGCTGGAGCACCTATTGACAAGGGATTGGCCTACAACAACAGTTGGTCATACGACGAAACTACTTTCAACGAACGGGCTTACCTTGCAGATGTTGCTGTCATGAACACTGACGAATTCCTTCAGATTTTCCCTTACTCTTCTGATGGTGATTGGACGGGCTACGAAGACGATGCAAAGGTCACAATCTCAATCGCTTACACGGGCATGTCAAATGACGGAGGGGTTTCTGCTTCAGCAAAACCTTGGACAGCATGGTGGAACGACTAATATAGCCGAATGGCTAAATTCCCATCAACATTTGCATTTGATACTGGAAACAAATTAAACGACCGTTTTTTTGACATTCGCTGGCTTTCATACGCACTGGATGCTCAACCACCAAAACGGTGGTACACCTCCAATGAAGAACTGCCCACTGAAGAAATAGTTGAATGGGGGCGTGGAGAAGTTGATGCCGAAGGCCGTTTGGTTGTCAAGTATTACCGCGAGGAAGTTTTCGGGCCAGAAAACGAACTGACTAAACTTTGGTTTGTTCTTCTTGATGGGCGACATGCCCAGCCTGCTCATTTAATTCTTCTCGGGTTTGCAGACGGCAGGTATCCCTGGGGAACTGTTGTAGATGGCTCAGAAGCATCAAAGGTTCTTGAAAAGGAATACATGTCCACATGGGCTGGAATGATTAACTGGCGCGCTGGGGACCCAATGATTCAGCAGATTATCACTGCTCCAAAATGGAGACGCAAGAGAATCTCGGTCATGATGTTTGGTGTATGTGATGTGGTTAATGCTTGCTATGGATTTAGTCCAGGCAAAATTATTCACGGTGGGGCGATTACTACAGCGGACGGTGAGAAACTGAGAGAAATATACCCTGGTGGTAGTGAGCGAATAGATGGGCGAATCGGTTCTGTAGAGAACTAACGCTCCCAGCCATGCTTGGCTAAACCCAAATCAAACGCGAGTTGTGGATAATTGCCAATCCTGTTGTGACAGGGCCTGCATACCGCAAGCAGGTTTTCTTCATCAAGTATTGAACCGCCCTGTGAACGGCGTACTAACTCGTGTATGTCAACAGAGCGATTCTGATTAAATAATGTTTTCTCGTCATGTTTCGCAAAAACTTTGCAAGCCTGACAGTAAGGATATTTTTCAAGCAAAGCCTTAACCAGTGGTCGGCGAAGTTCATACTCCGCTTCTTTCTTTTTGCTTCGCTTCCTAATCACTAAATGCCGTCAATTGATTCAAATGTCCAACGGTTGTCAAGAGCATCCCACAGCGCTCTGTCAATCGCGGTTTCCTCAAGGTCATATTCATACAAAAGGTCCTTGTGCTTCATGATTGCCTTGCGGAAAAATTCCGCTTGAGCAGCATCGTTTTGAGCCATTGCTTGAATATGGTCGTCGCTTCCAGTATCAATTAGTTTCGTCACTTCGTCAAGACGCCTGTTGACATGGAACATGAACCGTTCAATTTTCGTCTTGCGCAGAGAGTAGGCAAGTTCCGCTT